GAAGGCGGTGCCGCTGTGATCACCGAAGACCTAGATCTGTTCCTTGAGGATTTCGGTGTGACCTGCACCGCTGGTGCGGTAACGGCCAAGGGAATCTTGGACATGCCGAGCCAGGTGGTGGCCGACGGGATGGTGCTGACCACCGACTACAAGGTGACGTGCCGGACTTCGGTGTTTGGCACGTTGAAATACGGCGACAGCATCACTGTTGACGGCGCTTCCTACACCGTTCGCGAGAACATGCTGATCGATGACGGCAAGTTCTGCGAAATCATGCTGCAGAAGTCCTGATTTCTCACTCCATCCTTCGCGCCTGCTGTGGCGACCACCGCTAATCTGATGCCATGACCAAACGCGAACAGATCCTTGCTGCAATCCGCACGGCGCTGACCGGTACCGCGCAGGTAAGCACGCGCATCTATCGCAGCCGGGTCGAGCCAATGGCGCGGCAAGAAAGCCCGGCAATTGTCGTCGAACCGATCGAGGACGTTGCCCAGCAGAACACCAGCCTGCCGACATTGGACTGGTCGCTGACTGTGCGCATTGCAGTTGTGGTGCGCGCCAACATCCCAGACCAGGCAGCGGATCCGATCGTGGAATCGCTGCACAGCAAATTGATGGCTGACCTGACGCTTGGCGGTCTCGCCATGGATATTCAGCCACAACGAGTAGAGTTCCAAACAGTCGAGGCTGATCAACCGGCAGGCGTCGTCATGTGCGATTACCTTGTGCGGTACAGATCCTCTGTCACCAACTTGGCGGCTTGATGATGGCTACCACAATCGATCAATACCATGGGCAAGGAGGCACTTACCTCCTGGACCCTAAGTCCGGCAAGCGGAAGCTCATCGAGCGGACTGAGCCGGCTGTCACCCCTGCTCACGCAACTCCTGAGGTAACGAGCAATGCCGCTCCTGACTCGCAAGCGCCTGATTCTGGCGAAAGCTGAATCGACTTACGGCACCGATAGCACCCCCGCCGGCGCTGATGCCGTTCTGGTTCGCAATCTGGACATCACCCCGCTCGAGGCCGACACCGTCAGCCGCGACCTGATCCGCCCCTACCTGGGCAACTCCGAGCAGCTGCTCGCCAACACCCGCGTTGGCATCACCTTTGAGGTGGAACTGGCTGGTTCCGGCACCGCCGGCACTGCACCTCGCTTTGGCGCACTGCTGAAGGCTTGCGGCTTCTCCGAAACCGTTGTTGCCACCACTAGCGTGACCTACGCCCCGGTGAGCTCTAGCTTCTCCAGCGCCACCATCTACTTCAACAACGATGGCGTGCTGCACAAGGCAACTGGCTGCCGCGGCACCTTCACGATGACCTGCAACCTGAATGAGATCCCGGTGATCTCGTTCACGATGACCGGCATCTACAACGCGCCGACCGACACCGTTGCGCCCAGCGCTACCTACACCAATCAGGCCACCCCGCTGATCTTCAAGGAGGGCAACACCTCCAACTTCAGCCTGCTGTCCTATGCCGGCTGCCTGATGAACGTCAGCTTCGACGTGGCCAACGAGGTCGTCCATCGCGAGCTGATCGGCTGCACCCGTCAGGTGCTGATCACCAACCGCGCCCCTGCCGGCGAGGTCGTGATCGAAGCGCCGACCATCGCGCAGAAGGACTACTTCGCGGTCGCCAACAACAACACCACTGGCAGCCTGACCTTCACCCACGGCACCACTGCAGGCAACATCGTTGCCTTCACTGCGCAGAAGGTTGACCTGACCAACCCCTCCTATAGCGACAGCGACGGCATCCAGATGCTGAACCTGCCCTATGTGGCGATCCCGACTTCTGCCGGAAACGACGAAGTCAGCCTAGTCTTCACCTGATCACGGAGCTCACCTGCATGGCATTCGTCCGCAAGAAGTCTTCGACTTTCAAGTGGCCTGTCACCGTTGAATCACCCGTCGACGGCGGCCGGTTTGAAAGCGAGACCTTCGATGCGATCTTCAAGCGCATCGGCCGCTCTCAATTTCAGCAGCTGATCGACAAGGGCGATCTCGACCTCGTCGAAACGGTGCTAACTGGCTGGGAGGGCATTGCGGACGAGTCCGGCAAGGAAGTGCCCTTTACCAAGAGCACGCTCAAGGAAATGCTGGATGATCCTTACTTCACCCGAGGGATCATCGCCGCCTATCTGGCAAGCCTGGAAGGCGGCAAAGCAAAAAACTAGAGGACGCGGCTCGCCATTGGGCCGCAGGTGGTTCGGTGAAGGATGACTCGGAGGACGATGCCCGCTTGATGGGCGTCGTCCTGCCTAGTCCTGAACCGGAAAAGGATTTTGAGGTCTGGGACGAAAACTGGGAGATCGTGATGATGTTCCTGCGTCTGCAGACGCAATGGAACGTCGTCATGGGTGGCTTCACCGGCCTCAAGTACGAGGTACTGCAGTGGCTGTGCGGCCTATACTCGGTTGAGGATCCAAAGGCCATGCTGGAGGGCATCCAGGTCATGGAAGCGGCCGCTCTTCAGGTGCTGAACGACCATGGCAAATGAGACGATCAGGGCCAGGATCGAGGTCCTCCTCCGGGGGATGGATCAGGTCGAAAGCCTGAAGAATGCGGTCCGTCAGCTCCAGAGCAGCGCATCACCGGCTGCGGCCGATCTCCAGAAACTCAAAAATGCCGCCCTGCAGCTTGGCGGCGCATCCGATCGCACTGAAAACGACCTGCGGCGATCGATCAACGCGCTGAAGGATGTGCGCGCTCAGCTGTCCTTGACGGACGCTGAGTATCGCAAGCTCACCGGCACGATCAACAAGTACCAGGCGCAGCTTGATAAGGCGACTGGTGCGCAGCAGCGCGGCGGCAAGGCACTGCAGTTTGCGCAGACCGCTGGCGCGGTTGCTGCATCAGGCGTGTTCGGCGGCCCTGAGGGCTTGGTCGGCGCTGGCATCGGCGCTGCGTTCGGTGGCGCGGCTGGTGCGCTGGCCGGCGGCGCTGTCGGCGCGCAGGTCGGCATGTTCCGGCAGTCGATTGCCGGCACTTCTGATTACGCAGCGCAGATCGAGAAGCTGCGCATCGCCACCAAGGGTGTGGTTGGCGATCAGCAGAGCTACGAGCGTGCGCTGGCGGCTGCGGCTGATGTCACCAACCGCCTGAACGTGCCGCTGCTGGAAAGCACGCAGGGCATGACCAAGCTCAGCGCCTCTGTGATCGGCGCTGGTGGCAAGGTGGCGGACGCCGAGGTGGTGTTCAAGAACGTCGCTGCAGCCATCAAGGCCACCGGCGGCGGCGCCGAAGAGGTTCAGGGCTCGCTGCTGGCGATGAGCCAGATCTTCTCCAAGGGCAAGGTCTCGGCGGAAGAGCTGCAGGGCCAGCTCGGTGAGCGACTGCCAGGCGCGGTGACGCTGTTTGCCGAGGCAACCGGCCGCAGTCTGCCGCAGCTACAGAAGGATCTTGAGCAGGGCGTCGTCGGCCTCAACGACGTGATGAAGTTTGTGGTGGCGCTGGGCGAGCGCTACACCGCAACGGCTGAGAAGATCTCCAATTCGGACGCAGATGCCGGCGCACGGTTTGCTCGCGACCTGAAGAACTTCCAGCAGCAGTTCGGCGCTGCGCTGCTGCCGGTCGGGGCGCAGATCCAAGATGCGTTCGGCGGCCTGCTGCGTGATGTCGGCCCGACGCTGATCTCGACTGCCAAGCAGATTGCGCTGGCTTTCAAAGCAATCGTTGATAACGCCGAGATCATCGGCAACATCGCCCGGCTAGCGCTGCAGTTTGGCGCGCTGACGCTGGCAGTCAAGGCGTTTGTCGCCTTGCGGCCGGGCATTATCGCGCTTTTTGCGTCGATCCAGCTTGGTGGAGCACAAGCTGCGGCGGCCGCTGCACTGGCAACGCCGAAGGTGGTGGCGCTGAGGGCGGCGATCGGCGGCCTGCTAAAACTCGGCATCGTCACCGTCATCATCGACGTGCTGGTGCGCGGCATCAGCAAGATCGTTGAACTTCGCCAGCAGATCAAAGAGCTGCGCGACTACGACCCCGCGGCCGATTACGCCGGCAAAACTCGCGAAGAAGTCAACAGTGCGGTCAGCGATGCAAAGAAATCGCTCAGCAAGGCGCAAAAAGACCTCGCCGAATACAACAGCAAGGAATGGGCGCGCTTCTGGGTGCCTGGTGCGCGGCTGTTTCTCGGCAATGTCACCGACAAGCAGATCATTGAGACGCAGATCGCCAAGGCGCAGAAAACGCTCAATGCCCTTGATCCGCTGAAGTTTCCGACGCAGGCCGAGGTTGCCAAAAAGGAGCTTGAGGATCTCCAGAAGCAGCTGAGCAAGTTTGCCGATCCAAGTGACGCCAGCGCTGGCAAGGACAAGGCCGACAAGGCCAAGAAGGAAGCCGAGCGCCTTGCTGCCGAGCAACAGCGGCTGAACGAGGCGACGGCCAAGGCCGAGATCGACCTGCAGAACGCTGTGTTTCGCAACCAGATGGATCTGGTGCGTCGCCGTTACGACTACGAGCAGGAGCGGATCCAGCAGCAGCGTGATGTCTGGGCCGGTACGTTTGAGGGCATCCGCAGCGAATCGGCGCGGTCGTTCGTCGAGCTGCAAAACCGCCTTGGCGATCTGCGCAAGCGGCTGTTTGAGTCCGATCTCGGCATCCGCCAGGCGCAGCAGGAGCTGAGCTCGGCTACCCGCATGGAAGCCGTCACATCTGGCGGCGGCGGTGGCACACCGACCACCGGCATCGTTGCTCGCACCGGCAACACCGGCCAGAGCACTGGCGCTCATCTTGACCTGCGATGGGGTGACGGGCGACCGATCACCAAGGCTGATGCCGACAAGTATTTCTTGGTCAACGGCAAGGCGCCGAGTTCGTTCGGTGTCACCAGCCCTTACGGCCCGCGCAGCCTGTTCGGCCGCAGCTTCCACAGCGGCATTGATTTCGGCACGCCGGCCGGCTCCGCGCTCACGCTCAGGGGTGGCGCCACCTTTGGCCGCGACCTTGGCAACACCGGCGCTGGCGGTCACGCCATCGAGGTGATGACCCCAGAAGGCACCATGCGTGCCCTGCACCTGATGGCTGGCAGCGCAATGCGCACGGCTGGCGGTCCGGCCGGTGCTGGCGCCCAGGCTCGCCGCGATGTGCGCGCTGAGGGGCAGCTGGGCGTCGCTGGCGCCGGGCTTGATCAGGCTCGGGCACTGGCTGGACTGGACCGCGCTCAGGTCCAAGGGATCGAGACGCTGATCCCGCAGCAGTTTGCCCAGCAGCAAACGCAAGGTCTGCGTGACCAGGCCAAAGCGCTGGAGGACAACAATGCGCTGCTGGCCAAGCGGATCCAGCTGGAAGCGCAGGGTATGCGCCCTGAGCTGCTTGATGCGCAAATGCGGATTGCAGAGATCGAATTGCAGCGTTCCGACAAGCTTGCCCAGCTCAACGAAAACCTGCGCCTTGCCACTGAACAGCAGGATCCGACCCTGATCGCATCGGTGCGCGCCGAGATCGAGCTCACCACCGCCGCCTACGAGCGCCAGATCACCGCGATCAACGCGCTGGCACAGGCGCAGACCGGCGCCGGTGTGGCGCTGTCGGGCCGCATCGGCCAGTTGCGTCAGGAGCTGGAGCAGCTGACCAATTTTGAGAGCGTCATCATCAGCGTTTCTCGGGTGATGGAGACGGAGATCAGCGGGGCGATCAGCTCGGCTGTGACCGGGCTTGTCAGCGGCAGCCAATCGATCAAGGAGACGCTGAGCCAGATGTTCTCCAACATCGGCCAGGCGTTCGTGAAGATGGCGGCCGACATCATCTCCAAGCAGCTGGTGATGATCACGCTGCAGACGATCCTGAAGGCGCTGGGCGCATTCAGTGGCAGCGGTGGTGGCGGCAGTGTCGTCCAAGGTGTCGACGTGCCTGTGGCCCAGATGCCCGCCGGCATGGCTTTTGCCAACGGCGGCGTGATGACCTCCCGCGGTCCGGTGCCGCTCAAGAAATACGCCCGCGGCGGCGTCGCCAACCGCCCGCAGCTGGCGCTCTACGGCGAGGGAAGCAAGCCTGAGGCGTATGTCCCCCTGCCCGACGGTCGCCGCATCCCGGTGGCACTGCAGGGGCAAGACAAGATGCGCGAGGTCATGGGCGCCGGCCCGACGCAGGGTGCTGGCGCTCCAGTGCTCAACATGAGCTTCCAGAGCACCAACATCGGCGGTATTGAGTACGTCAGCCGCGATCAGCTTGAGGCCGCCATGGCCGAGACCCGCCGCGCTGCATCGCGTGATGGCGCCAAGCGTGGCATGAGCATGACCCTTGATAGGCTGCAGCAAAGCCCGTCCACCCGAACCCGAGTAGGGCTGCGCTGATGGCTGAACAGTTTCCAAGGATCAAGCCGAGCAACCGGAGCTTTAAGCTCGGCGGATTTCCGGTGAAGGTCTACCGGGCACTGTCTGGCGCAACGACCAAGCGTGCTTTTGGCAATCGTGCCACCGGCTTTCAGCTGAAGCTTGATTACGACAACGTCTCGGACGACACGACATCGCAGTTACTGGCGCATTACAACGGATCGAGCGGTGGCTTTGAGCGCTTCACCCTGCCAAATGACCTGTTTGCTGGCATGAGCGACACGCTGCGCGGCTACATCCAGAGCCCCACCAGCATCAAGTGGGAGTATGCGTCGCCGCCTGAAGTGCAATCGGTCTATATCGGCCGCAGCCGCGTCTCGATCACGCTGCTCGGGGAGCTCGACTACTGATGGCCGAGCTGCGGATCTGTCAGTTCTTCAAGCTGCGCACCACCGATGGAGTCACCCATCGCTATCAGAACTACTTCATCGGTCAGAGCGCATCGCTGCAAAGCGAGGGCTACACCTTTGCGCCGTTCCGCGCCGAGGGTGCGATGGCAACGTTGAACGGCGATAACGCGCAGTTGCAGGTGCTGTTTCCGCATGTCGATTTCGCGCTGGTGCTGGTGGAATCGGGCAACGGCAACCGCCTGAGCGAGCTCGAGCTGACCACGGCCTGGTTGAACGCAGCCGGCAGCATCACCAACACCACCACGGATTACTACATCGGCCTTGGTGCCAGCTTCAACGACACCACGATCGAACTGCGCTTCCGCTCAGCGATCGACAGCGTCGGCTCGAACTTTCCCGGCCGCACCTTCACCCGCGAGATGGTGGGTCCGTTGCCGCTCAACTCGGAGCTTTACCTGCGATGAACGATCTGGTGGGGCTCAGATATAGTTGGGGGCACCGGCCCGGCGACGGCAGCGGCTGCACCGACTGCTTTCAGCTGGTCTGCGAGGTGCGCGACCGGCTTGGCCTGAGCGACTACCGCGAGCACTTCGCCTGGGTCTACGAGCGCTACAGCGAGGACAGCTTCCCGCGCCGTTTGCTGATGCGTTGGCTGCTTGAGCATGGCAGGCGCTTGCAGGCGCCCTGGCATGGCGCTGTGGCGCTTTTGCCGGCTGCAGCTGGCGGTGCGCTGGGAATCTGCGTTGAAAACCGGGCGATCTTCATCGGTCCGGGGCAGAATGTCATTCAAGCTTCATTGCCGCAGGGCGTAGGGCGTTTCTTCTGGATGGTGCGATGACGCGGAAGCTCCTCCCCTACGAATACGAGCTGATCCGTGCGCTCAAGGTCTCCAAGGAGGAGTACCTCGACTTCCTGTCGGCGCAGCATGATTTCACGCGCTCGCCGGAAGAGAAGCTGCAGGAGCTGCGCGGCGAGCCCGTCAGCATCGTGCTGGCGGTGGTCGGCATCCTGTTTCAGGTGGCCAGCATCCTGCTGGCGCCCAAGCAGGAACTGCCGGAGCAGAAAAACGCTCGCGCTCGCCGCGATCAAGTCTTTGCACCCCGGTTTGGCTTCAACTCGCAGCAAGAGCTGGCGAAATACGGGGATCCCGTCAATCTCGTCTACTGCAACACCGACGACAACCCAACCGGTGGCGTGCGTGTTGCCACCTCGCTGATTTGGTCGGCCGTTCACAGTGAAGGCTCAAGCCAGTTCATGCAGATGCTGCTGGCGATCGGCGCGTCCAATATCGAGCAGATTGCGGCCGGCCGGATTGCATTCGGCCAGACCCCGATCAGGCAGTTTGCTGCCGGCAAGACCTGGGCCTATTTCGGCGCCAACCGGCCGCTGCAGTTTGGCGACTTACTGCGTGGTGATGAAAGCGATCCGACGCGCATCGGTGAGGCCGCCAGCAGCATCGCTTATCGGCCAACGCTGATTGGTGATCAGCACACAGAAGGCTTCAGCCAGGCGTTCTCGCCCAGCACCATGACGAAGTTCGGCGTCTATGCGCCGATTCCCATCAACGTCAATTACATCGACCGTGATGAAGATGGCGACGAGCAGGATGCGCCGCTTGGCATTGAGATCGATGGCCTAGGCGGCTACTGGCCGTCAAACGTATTTGACGACAGCCGGCCGGTCGTGCCGATTGGACAGCAGATGACGCTGGTGTTCAAAAAGATCGGCTCGGGCGGCAATGACACAGCGCGAGCAGCCAAGGAATTGCGCCGCACACTGTCCAGCTACATCGACGCAGCCAGTACCTACAAGCTGGGCAGCGCCAAGTTCCGCGTGGCAGCGCCGATCAAGAACGTGGAGCTAGAAGACGGCGCCATGCGCGTGCTGATGGAGTGCGTCGAGCCCGGCTTGATGCCGCATGAGGATTACGGCACAACCGATTTCAAAGACAACGAAAAGGAAGCCAAGGCTGAAATCAAGACGCTGACGCAGGAAGTCGTCGCGTTAAACGAGCAGCTGCTGCGCAACGAGCCGATCCTGAAGGCTGGTGTCGGTGATGGCATCAATCAAAGACTCAGCGAAATTGATTCGCTGATCAATCAGGTTGAGGAGCTGCGGGACACCCGCTGGACTTCCGGCGAGCTTGACAGCATCGTTAACGACGACGGCGACATCTTTGACGATCGCATTAACCCCTTTGCGCAAAGGGTTCTTGATACACGCCGAAATCGCGACCAAGAGCGTGACAACATCGAAGAATGGCAAGAAGAGATCAGCGCAGAGCGCAAACGGAACAACACGCGCCAGAGCTACATCGACACGCGCAGGACATGGATTGCGCAAGCTAAGAGCCGAATCACAACGCTCAGCCGGCGTCTGCGCAACCAACAGGCCAAGCTTGATTGGGCGGTTCGAGAGTATGGCTTCAACACTGCAAAAGGCGGCAATCTGCGGGAAGACCGCAAGGTTCTGCTCAGGCGTCAAAGTCGGTTGCAGAGAGAGCTGTCCGAGCTTTACGCAAACGCCAACAACCTTGACCTGTCAGCAATGGCGGCGCGTGACGCCAGTCTGCGCAGCCAAATCTCCAGCAAGCAAGCTCGCATTGCTCAGCTTGAGCGCCTGCTAGAAAACCCCAACAGCTGGAACGACTTCTTCAACACCAAGTGCTTGGTCAAGATGGAGGAGGCTGGCTACGAGACCATCACCCAGTGCCGCGTGGTGGACTTCGCGCTCAAGGCCAAGGTGTTCAAGCGCATCCAGGGCCGGGCTAAGAAGTACGGCGAAGAGAGCGTTAAGCGCTACCGCGACAGCGACAACGGCACGAAGATGCGCTCAGCCTTCTTCTGGCTGCGCTACCGCCGCACCGGCCAGGAGTGGACCCGCGTGCCCTACATCTTCGCCGTTCGCCGCGGCGCTGATGTCGACAATTTCATGTCGCTGAAGTTCATCGCTGGCGACAACCTCGGCAACTGGCAGTTCCGCTTTGACCCGATCGCCGAAACCGCGGCCGAAATGAACTATCACGGCTTCGCTGATTTCGCTTACATCGAGAACAGCGGCGATGTGCAGACGATTAATGGCCCAGCCGGCGGCCAGTTCACGTTCCTTGGCTCAGTCCGCAGTCGCCAGGGCCTCAAGCCGCCGCTCAACGTCAACCCCTACGAAGTGGACGAATGGGGCCTGTTCTCCGTCCGCTCCGACACGCAGACTAGCTTCAGCTTTGAAGGTGGCTCCGAGTTCACCATCTCTGCGGTCACCGAGCAGCGCACCGAAGCCTTCAGCCTGTACCCGAATCTGTACCAGGGAATCACGCTGCTGGGCTTCAACGCCTACAGCGGCCAGGGCATCCAAGATCTGCGTTCGGTGTCGGTGTTTGCACAGAAGGGCAAGAAAGTGCGCCGCCTGCGCGATGACGGCACCTACCCCAGCGAGCCAGACGCCAGCAGCAGCTACGCGCCCGACATCTTCCTTGACACCATCCTTGATGCACAGAACGGCATCGGCCGCTTCGCCAAGATTGGCGGCGTCGACATAGAAGCGCTGGCGCTGGCTAAGAAGTTTTGCCGGCAAAACGGTCTGTTCATGGACACCGTGATCGCCGAGCAGGTGCCATGGCGGCAGTTCTGGGCTGAGGTGGCGCCGTTCTCGCTGCTCGAGCTGGGCCGTGTCGGCGGCCGCGAAACGCTGGTGCCTGCAGTGCCGATCGACGGCGCTGGCAACATCACCCGCTCGGTGCCGATCACCGCGCTGTTCAATCAGGGCAACATCCTCGAGGACAGCTATCGCGAGGAGTTCATCGACTTCGGCAGCAACGTCCAGGATCTGATTGCCTCGGTGATCTACCGCGACACCGAGGTCGATGGCGTGTTCCCGCGCAACCGCAGCGTGGAGGTGAGCCGGTCTGATGTGACTGAAGCCAATGCAGTGCGTCAGACCTTTGACATCTCGCAGTATGTGACCAATCGCAGCCAGGCGATCTTGTTCGGCAAGCTGCTGTGCAACCAGCGTCGTCACGTGCGCCGGGCCATCGACTTCGCGACCTTCCCGACCGACAGCGTGCTCGAGCCCGGCAGCTATATCTACGTGGCGATCGGCGAAAACCAGTGGGATCGCGTCAGCACCGGCATAATCGAAGACGGCGGTCTGCTCAACACCCCTATTGGCCAGGTGCCAAATGGCAGTGGCCTCAAGGCGCTGGTCTACCAGCCCGGCAGCGGTGTCATCACCGTCGACAGCGTTACCGTCGCCAACGGGGCGGCTGCAGCACTTGCACCCTATGCCGGCCGGCTGTTTGTGCTCGGCACCACGATCACCCGCAAGCGGGTATTCCGGGTGACGGAGGTGCAAATGGATGAGGAAGGTGAGGTCACCGTGAAAGCGGTGGAACATCCGTGCATTGAGTCCGGCTCGCAGACCTTGAGCTTGATTGCCGACTTCGCGGATAACCTGTTCACTGTTCGCTAGCCTGATCTCAGACTGGGTCGCGGTTCATGGGCTTTTACACGGGTCGCACTGGAAAGCTGGAATTCTGGGACGGCTCGGCTTACAAGCCCGTCGCCAAGATCCGTGACTGGTCGCTGGAGACCAGCGTTGAGCTGCTCAGCACCACAGTCGTCGACAGCACTGCAAGCACTTTCACCCCTGGTCTGAAGTCCGCCAGCGGTAGCGCAACCTTGCTTTATTACCGGCTGGAAAGCGGCGAGTCCGCAAGCTTCACCGAATTCACCGCACTGCTTGGCAAGATCCAGAAGGTTGGTGCCATCACCGACACCGATCGCGTCAAGTTGCGGCTGCGCGTCAGCGATAACGCTGCTGATGACATTGAGTTCTTTGCCTTCATCACCTCTTCGCAGGTTGGCGTCAGCACCGGCGAGCTTGTGGTGGTGCCGATCCAGTTCTCGGTCGACGGCGACTTTCTTGCCGGAGGGGTGATCGCATGACGTTCTTCCTTGGTACCAAGGGAAACGTCCGACTGCGCCGCGCCACTTCGGTGCTGATCAATGCGCTGCAGGATCAGATCGATCCATCCGACGTGAACACCAGCCTGAGCCGGCTGAGCTTTGATAGCGCTGGCGAAAACCTGCTGACTGGTGACCGGGTCGACATCAGCACAACCGATGCCCGAGGGCTTGTGTGTTTCACGGGCGCAGCCTGGCCGACTGGCGTGGTCGAAAATAACATCTCGGCTTATGTGAATGTCAACGCTGCGGGCGGCCTGCGTTTCTTCCGATCGTTTACCGATGCAGTAAACAATACGCGGGCCAATGAGCTGGCGCTTTTTGCGTTTACTGGCGCACCGATTCCAATTGAATGCCGCGTGCGCGACGTTTCCTACAGCGTGCTGGGCAATGTCATTGATTACACACTGGCCACAGACCGCGAGGCGATTGACACCACATCGCTAACCGACAAGTTTCGCCAGATGTATTCGGCTGGCCTCCTTTCCGGCAGCGGCACGATCACCTGCGCGTTCGACTACACAACGGCCGGCATCACCGAGACACCACTGCTGATGCTGCAGCTAATCCAGCGCCTTGAGCTCGGCAGCTCTTTTGACTGTGCGCTTTACATCACCGACCGGTCTGTCGACGCCAGTGCTGACAACGTCTTCTACCAGTTCGACGCAATGGTAACGAAGGCTGGCGTTCAGGTCAGCGCCGGCGACATCGTCAACTGCACGATCGACTTCGTCACCACTGGCGAGATCAGGCTGCTGATCGGCAGCATCGACGAGTACATCCTCAAGGAAGACGACGACCGCATCAACCTTGAGCAGTCGCTCGACTTCCTGCTCAAGGAAACCGAGGACTAACATGACATTACGCAGTGGCGCCACCGGAGACTGAGCCTTGGCCGATCAACGCATTACCCAGCTGACGGCGCTCGACAAGGCATCGGTAGCGGCAACCGACGTACTACCGATTGCCGACGTTTCGGCATCGCAGACCAAAAAGGTCACGGTCAAGAACCTTGTTGATGCTGGCCTTGACCTAGTCGACGCCAGCTCGATCGATCTGGCCAAGCTTGACCAGGCCAGCCTCACCAAGCTGGCTACTGCGGCATTGGCCGACGATGCCATCACCAGCGCCAAGCTGGCTGACGGCAGCTCGATTGCAGTCAGCGCCTCAGCGCCCACAACGGACAACTTTGAAGGCCGTGGCTGGCTGAACAGCAGCACCGGTGTGCTGAGCGTCTTCCGCTCAGGCTCCTATGTCGCCGTGGCGCCATCGCTGGTCGATGGCTCCGTCACTACGGCCAAGCTTGCTGATGGCGCAGTCACCACCGCCAAGGCCAGCAACCTCGGCACCGCAGCGCTTGCTGATGGCGCTGTCACCTACGCCAAGCTGCAGGACGTTTCCGCCACCGATCGCCTGCTCGGCCGCAGCACTGCCGGTTCGGGCGATGTCGAGGAGATTGTCTGCACCGCAGCCGGCCGCGCACTGCTGGACGACGCCAATGCTGCCGCCCAGCGCGCAACGCTTGGCCTCGGCACACTTGCCACGCAGTCCGGCACTTTCTCCGGCACCCACAGCGGCACCACCTCCGGCACAAACACCGGCGACCAGACGATCACCCTGACTGGTGATGTCACGGGTTCTGGCACCGGCAGCTTTGCAGCCACGATCGCCAGCGGCGCTGTCACCGAGGCCAAGCTTGCCGCTGATGCTGTGACCACCGCCAAGGTGGCTGATGATGCGATTACCGGAGCAAAGCTGGCGGATCAGTCCGCTGCGGTGGTGGCGGCCTCTACTCCAGCCGGCAGCGGAGCATTCATCGGTCAGCAGTGGCTGAACACCAACACTGGCATTGAGTACACCTGGGACGGCACCAGCTGGCTGCGCCAAGCATCGCTGAGCACGATCAGCTTCAGCGACAGCAGCCCGCTTGCGTTCTCGGTTGCCTACCCCGACAACTTCAGCGCCACCATCACCACCACGCTCGACACTCAGAGCGCTGCACGAGTGTTTGCTGGCCCGACCACTGGCGCCGACGCAGCTCCCACCTTCCGTGCGCTGGTGCCCGGTGATCTGCCGGACGCTACCGCCAGCACTAAGGGCATCATCCAGCCCGGCACCGGCCTGTCGGTCAGCAGCGGCACGCTGAACCACACCAACAGCACCACCGCTGGCACCTACCCGAAGGTGACGGTGGATGCGCAGGGGCCCGGCAGTGCAGGTGCATCGCTCGCGGAATCGGACC